CATCTGGTTGATTTGGATACTTAATAAAATCACCAACTCTAAAGATATCACTCAATTGATCAGCAACAACAGAATTTCTATTGTAGAATAGTCCATCTTGAATTCTATCAGTAAATGAATCATTAATAGGATGAACATCAGTTCTTAGAGTTAATTTCTGAGTCTTATTATTCCAGATAACTGCTTTACCTGTAATCTTATTAGTATACACTTCAGTAATTGTTGATGGATTTCTTGCTTCGATAGTAGCAGAATCTGCAATATCAACAAACTCTTGAATTAGATTTGTATCAACAACTGCTGCTGGAACCTCAACATCAACTCCATCCACAGTAATAGTTGCAACTACACCAGGTTGATTACCAAGAGACATTCTTTCGCCTCTTGTGAATAGTTGAGATGTTTTAACTCTTACATAAACAGTTAATCCATCAACTTTTGCAATAGTACCAACTGCCTTAGAAGTATATCCTTCAACTGCTTGATCAGTTTGAATCTCTGTACCACCCATACCTGTTAGTTGGAATTTATAAACAGGATAGAATTCAACAATCTGATCTCTTCTACCAAATCTATCTTCTACACCTTCTGCTTGTTCAACTCTGTTAGTTACAGTCTTGACGCTGGTAGTTCCTAAGTCTACAACTGGACTCAAATGAGACACAGTAGAACTGAGTGATAATTTATATACCAATGAATTATCAATGCTATTTAAAGTTTCATTGATATTAGAAGCAATCATTTTTTGATTACTAAAGTAATGAGGTTCATTTAAGAATGTTTTTTCATACTCAGTCTGACTATATGATGGGAATGTAGTATCAGTAGAGTCTACTGATTGTACATTTGTAGTTTTAACTTCTGATAGTAGTTTTGTACTAGTAAATGTCAAGTATTGAACTTGTGGATAAAGAAGTTCAAACTTTCTATTATATGAAGCATATGCTTGTGTACCACCACCAGTTCCAGAACCCGAAGATGGAATAGATGAAATAATATTATAAGAATCAATACCAGAATTTTTAACTTGGAATAATGAACTATTCAAAATATCAGATGTTACTCCACCAGTTTCCACTGCTTGTTTAAAGAACACATAAGATTTACCAGAAGTTTCAAATCCATGATCTTTATGGTTAACATTAACTATTGAATTGTTATTACCAAATAACTTAGATGTTGCTTGAGTATTAGCACTAGCATTAGTCTCAAATGGATTCTTACTCAAAAGATCATAACCAAGTGATTCATTTGTTAATTCTAGACTTGCAGTTCTAGTAATATCAAATTCAGCACGGTATAAAGTAAATTTAAGATCTTCAAAATTATCCTCTGTCCAATTATCAACATTCTGTGATCGGTAAACCGAACCTAGTGATGGTTGAGTTGTAATGACCGTACTTGTTGAAATATCAATTTCACCAAGTTTTGATGCCCATAGTTCATAGTCAGTTGAATCAGTTTCAACAGCAAGTGCATATTCAGTATTATTCTGTAGATATACAGGATGATCAAACTCAAAGTATGATGGGATTGTAGAATTAGTAATACCTTCTTGATCAGTTGCTACACCCATTCTAACAGCAGGTGCATCAATCTCAATTTGAGTTTCAAGAACAGCACCACCACTACCATTACCAATTCCTTTGATAACTACAGAAGGTGGTTCTGTATATCCAAAACCAGGAAGTGAAACCTCAGCATTGTAGATCTTTCCTTCAGAAACTTCAATTCTAGTTGTTGCAACAGAACCACCAGGTAACTGTGGACTCTCGATAGTAACAATTGCATTTTCGTAGTTAGCACCAACATTTGAAATCTTAATAGCAGAAACTTTACCACTATCTTTAGCAAGAGTTAATCTTCCAGAAGTACCTTCAGTATTATTTGCTAAAGTAATTGATGGTACAATTAGATCTTCGTTCTGATTAAATGAACGACCATTATGATTGCTAAGAACTAAAGTATATACTTGTTCATTAGTAAGAAGGAACTTACCAGAAGAAGATGCTACTAGATCAACACCATTTTTATCAATAATTTTATCAACAGGACCACTAGCAGCAGAAGTTGCTCCAGTTACCATTTCACCTTTGGTTACATATACGTTACCATTAGAATAGAACTTAAGTAATGTAGATGGAGAAAGAACTTTCTCTGTACCAGGAATAATGTTTTTGCCAGGTTTGTCAGATTCTACATTTGTAAGATATACTTTTACAGGAATACTGCTACTCTTCTTACTAACATAAAGATCAACACCAGTAGTAAAGACACCACCATCAAAGTTCTCAATCTTAAATGTTTGAGCAAGTGGATTAGGTCTTACTGGGTTATCAGTATTACTATCAACAAACTGTACACCTTCATTTGCTTTGAAGAATGATGGTTTTGTTGAAATAATGCTGGAAGGATTCTCAGGAAGAACACCAGTTGCATAATACTTAACCTCAGCATAAGTATCAACTGTTAATTTATCTGCATCAGTTGCACTAGATGTAAATCTGAAAGTCTTGACACCAGTAGAAACTCTAAGTTCTTCTGCAGTATCATCATAGTCTACTGTGTTTACATCACCAGTCCAAGTAGCATTTTCTAATGGTGGCATACCAGCAGGTAGTACAATTGTACCACTAACATTACCATCAGAATCAGTAGTTACTTTTCCATTAAATACGGAAGGTGAATTACCTGCAACTCCAGTAAAACGAATATCAGGATTTACCCAACGACTAATATCTCTACCTTCTAAGAATACAGAGACAGTAGTATTTGGCTTCATCCTCTTAACAACAAACTTGATAGGTACACTTCTAGCAAAGAATTGTAATGCAGAAGAAACACTATTTCCTCTTACAGTTTTAGACTGAACACCCTTAGCAACATCATTATTTTGTGGACTAATATTAGAAGAACTATTAACTGCTGCAGCAACTACAGAAGTCTTTGCTGCTTCTCTATTCTCATCACCAAGTGAATTAATAGATGTAAATGATGGAGAAGAACCGACCCAGTTTACAACAAATGAATTATGTAAAGAAGAGAAACTTTCTTTTACATCAACTTTTGCTAAGAATATCTTATAAAGATCAGTATTAGTATCAACAACTAGAGGTTCTGTATGTTGATCATACCATTGATCAATACTTGGAGAAATATTAGCATCACCAACATATTGTAGAACAACAAATGGATTTGGATTAAGTGTCTTTGATGCAGCAGTATTACCCAATAAGTTTAGGTTAGTAAATGGTAGTGTAACAACACCATTTGAATTTTTATATCCAGAAACAAATCTTTGATCATCTCTGACATTAATTTCTTTAAGGAATAATGAATCTTCTCTAGACTGTGGACGTAAAACTGATTGTTGTGAATCAATAGAACATTGATAATCTAGTGATCCTAGGTTACCACTTCTATGTGCTTCAAAATTATCAACTAAGAATCCAGACTTAAATCTGTCTAGACCAATATCATCCTTAACTTGCATGTTAAGTGCTTGCTGTTCTAGGATACTAAGAGTAGTATAGTATTCTAATCTCTCAATACGTTTCTCCAACTTACCAATATCACGCATTGTATAACGCTTGTTATCAACTGGAGTAATTCTTACATCTTTGCTATCACCAGTGAATGCTGGAATATACGCATAGAATAGAGGAATTGCATCATCAACTGGATCTGGTTTAGATGGGTTAAGGGATGAGTTACCTTCTTTAACAATAAACTTACCATTCTTATTAAGGAATACACCATCAATTCTATCAAGATATTGAATCTGACTAAATGCGAGAGTATACTCTAAGTTAGAATCAGATGCAGGTGATGCAGCAATAATAGAACCAGCACCAGCAAAACTACTGGTAGTAACAGATAATGAAGACTTATCTTGGAAACCAGCAATAGTTGTATTACTGTCTACTTTTGGTCTAAAATCAAGAACGTTCTTAAGGTTAACTCTTCCAAGTACAGATGAATCAAATGAACCAATTTCACTTTCTGTAACACCTGCTTCATGTAAGTAACTATCAATAGTACAGAAGTCTCCTTGTGAATGCTCAAAATAATCAAATGCAATAACTAATTGACCAGATGTTTGAGTTGCACCTGGTTTAAGAACAAGTCTGGATACATCATAAACAGTATCTCTTTGACCACTGTCAAATGTAAATCTATCAGTAACATCAGTACCTTCAATTAGATTACCTGCAGTATCAACAGTAGGTGGTCTAGTTGCACTACCTTCATAAACATAGAGTAGTTTGTATGCATCAGAATATGATAGAACTTCTACAACTTCAGTATCATAGTTACTTCCTCTAAATGGGATAATTCTATCACCAGAGGAAGTAACAACGATTCTTCTCTTCTCAATAGAAGTTTTAATTCTTGGTTTTGCATTCTCAACTTCTAGAGTTGCAGTCAACTTAAGTTTAGGGAATGCTCCATTAGTAGGAATAGTACCAAAGTAAGTTGATGGTAACTCCAAACTAATAGAACCAGCAGTTAATCCACTAGCAGTATCAGTAGAAGATGAAATAGTTATTGCATCTTTGTCGATGTATACAATATCACCTTTTATTATATTAGGTGCATCACCTGGATCCAAAACTGTAGTAATATAATTCTCTTCGCTATATGCAGCAAATCTTTGTGTACCAAATGATAGTTGTGCAGCAAAGGTAATAACACCACCAGAAGATGCTGCTGTAGTTACAAAATCTCTACGGAAGAAATACTTGATACCAGTTTCTTCAGCATTCTTAGAGATTCTTTTAATCTGACGACTACCTGTTGGGAACAATAGTGTTCCTTGATTTGAACTTTCAACTCTAGGACGTAATCTAGTAATACTGGTGTTTACAACATCACCAGGTAATACACTGTCCAAATAAACTCTAGTCTTAGATGTTCCTTCCTTTATTGTTGCATATTGAACAACAGAAGTTACAATTTGATTATCTGAAGTAGCGAACTGAACAACATCTCCCTGCTGTAGTAATAGACTTGCATCAGCATTGAAACTTGTAGATTCAATAAAGTTATATCCTCTATTTCCAAAGAATGTGAAGTCAGTAACAGACTTAAGTTCTGCAAATTCTTGATCATTAGTGACAACATCAGCAGTGAAAACATTCTCCTTAGCAGAACCATACTCAGCACCAAGTGACTTAACATTCTGTGGTACATATGTACTAACAGCATTCCTTACCATTACAGGTAAAACAACAGCAGCAATTGAAGGACTTGAAGTACCAGTAGGAATTTTAACTGTAATTGCAGGTGGTTCTGCATATTCTGTTGCAGAAAGAGCACTCTTATTATTAACTAGGCATTGATAAAATGCTCCACTACCCAACTTGAATAATTCAACAACTGAAGTATCAAACTCAACACCATTAACAAGTAGGGTAGAATTATCTGGATATCCTAAACCAGGATTATGAACAATAAAGTGTGATATAGTATTATCTTTAGCAATCTTTGAAGTTACAGAATCTTCGTCTCTAATTGTCTCACCAGACTTAAATCTTCCAGATAGAGTTTTAACATATAAGATTTTACCTACAGAGTATACACCTGAAGGACCACCTTCTACTACACCATACGCACCACTGTCTAGACCAAAGACATATTTACCAATACCAAATCCTGCTGCTGCAGGTGGTGCATCTAGAATAATTTTAGTAAAGAATTCTGGATCAAAATACGATAAACCAAAGATACCATTATATGAATCATCACCACCAGCAAGACGACCACGTGAAAGAATAATATCTCTATCTGAATTAAAACCAGATGGTCTCTTCTTAAGGAAGAAGTTATTTGGTTTTGCTCTACCAACCAAAGGTGTTATTGTTTCAGCATAGTCTACAATATAACCATACGAATTATTATCTGAAGACGCATCTGCATCTGTTAAGAATAATCTTCTTTGCTTACCAGCATCTCCAAGATCATATTCAACCATTAAATTTTCTAGATCATCCTTTTTACCAGAGATGGTTAGTTCTAGATACTGATAACTTACGCTAGAATTAAGAAGAGGTTTGTTTACTTTAGCATATGCCAGTGACTTAACTGTCCCAACAGATGTAGCAGTACCAGAATCGTTTCTAGTCTTTACGAAATATAAAGTACCAAGAAGAGTCTCAAAATTAGAATCAGTGAGACCAGCAAGAACATTGGTAAGATTATCAATATCCAGTGTAATAGTCTTTACTGCGTCATCAGAAGAGAAAATTTTACCTCTTCTACTAATAGTCTGACGATGAGCATTCGCATCTTCAGTATTATTGCTGCCAATAGAACCATCATTAGCAACAGAATACAAATTAACATAAGGATACGCAGTAAGATCTGCACCCTCTTTGTTTAGAGGAACACTACCATATACATTGGTAATTGCATATGTTGGAAGAGGTTTTGTTTTGACCCTTACATTCTCACTACTTAGACTTTCTCTTGCTTTATTAATTTCAATATACTTTGTCTCTTTATTGACAATTTCATACCCTCTAATATATGCTTTACCTGAACCAAGGCTAGCAATCATCTTTCTGTCTGCTTCACCTTCTGTCAATCCATTGTATAAACCAAACTCATCTTCTTTATACAATCCACCATTACGATCTTTCTGTGCATACTCTCTGATATCAACAGAGAAATTATCCACAATATAATCACCACTTTCATCAAATGTTCTTCTAGCAAGAGTAGATTCAATCAAACTATAATTAGTTGGACTGACTTTCTTTTGTACAGAACCTCTATAAGTTGTGATAAGTTGAATAAAATTCTTATCAGTTTTCTCTCCTACAGCAAATTTCTTAAGTTTGAGTGAAATATTTAATCTATGTGCACCTGGAGCAGTATGATTGGAAGAACCAATAGAATTATCATATAAACTAGCGTCTTCTTCTGGTGTTACAATCTTTTCAGTGATTGTGAAACCAACATTAGCGGAAGGTACATTATAATAGTCGTCAATGACAAGTAATTGCTTATCGTTACGAACGAAGAAACCATTGACAAAATAGATGCCTTCTTCTACCTTAACAGCAGAAGCATAACCCATTGCTGGACTTTCGATTGAAGTTACGTCTCCAGTATCAGGATTAGTTAATTGAATACTGGTGGGGAGTACGCTACCATCAGTACCAACAACTAATAGAGGTGTGTTAACGCCATCAACAACTTCTAGGGTTTCACCCTGTCTAAAAGTAGTGTCTGTATTAGAATTACCACTGTTCAAATAGTTAACATAGAGTGTATCAGCGGATACATCTGTTAAAACCTTAGTATCTAAGACAGTAGCAGTAACACCAGAGGATAAACCTCTCAATTCAGTTCCTACTAATTGAGAAATGTCATATTTCTTGTATACAATATTCTGTCCGTCATTAATTGCAACTTCTGAAACAGAAGACAACTTAACATAGTCTAGTTTAGTATTCAGACCAACTTCGCCAGGAACAACTAAATCTCCTTGCTTGAAGGCATACTTACCAAAACTCTCAATCTGATTCTGTAGAATAGATTGTAGTTGTGTTAACTCTCTCGTCTGGATAGAATATCCTGGACGAAAAAGTATTTTATAAAAATTCTTACTTCCGTCGAAATCCTCGTAATAAGGATTTACGTTTAGATTTGTCTTCTGGGGCATCGTACTCCGCCAAACACTAGCATCTTGTCAATAATATTTAGCAGAGATAAAAAAAATCCCCTGATTTCTCAGGGGACTTGTATTTATTAATATCTTTAACTTAGAACTCGATAACAAGTTTGATATCTTCAATCTGGTCAGGAGCACGAGTGATTAGTCGTCTGTTCTCAACGTAGATGATGTCACCAGAGTTAGGTTCGATCTCAGGAGTAGCAAGTCCAGAAGAGAAGGATGAACCAAGAAGAGTACCAGAGTAACCAGTTTCAACGTTACCAGCCGCTGCGGAAGAACCACCAGAAAGTTGGTTAGAACCATTACTTTCAAAATCTCTTACAGTACCTTGATCTGTATGTGCATCAATAGTTTGAACATACTTAAGAACACCAGCAGTTGTAGAACCTTGATCCAATGTCCAAGAAACAACAGTTCCTTTCGCAGTACCACCAGTTACAGTCTGCTCAAATTGCTCATCAGGGATGAAGTCAGCATTTGCACCAGTAACCTTAATTGCCTTAAGACCAGAACGGGTGTCAGCAGTACAAGGAGTAGTAGTACCGAAGTTAAGAGGATCCTTAATAATACCGATTCTACGGAAGTCGTTGTCAACAGGGAAATCACCAGAACCTTCAGCGTAAGTCAAGCGGATGTTAGTCATCACACGCTTACCATTCAATTCTATTTCATGATCTGAACCATGACCACCTTGAGGAGGAAGAACAACTTCAATAGCACCAACTGCGTTACCAGGAGTACCAACAGGAGTAGTCAAACCTGCTTCCCCGAAGAGATTACCATTAGTTAGAAGAACGTTGGCATAGGTATAACCTGATCCACGTGTCTCAACTTCTACTGCAGTTATTGAACCATCACTAGAAATTTTAAGAACACCACCTGTACCATCACCTTTGACGCTAGTGTAGAATACACCTGAAGGCCAGTTAGCACCAGAGTTCTCAACTACAGCAACGTCAAGTGAACCTGCAACTGCAATACCTTCCACTGCCTGACGGGTAGAACCTGCAGTAGAAAGAGTGATAGGCATGAAGTCTGAAGAAAGGAATCTTAGAACATCATCAGTAGGCATCTGGTACATAAACTTCCAGATATAACCTGCAGAAGCACTTTCAGTGTAGATACCAGTAGCAGAATTGTATTGACCAGATGAAGTCTTAGGCTCTTCAGTAGCATCCTGACCAGTGGTGTTACCAGGACCTTCACCGTTGTAAAGACACTTGAACACTTCGTAATCAGAGTTCATAACATAGAACTTAGCATTAGCGATAGCATCAGCACCAGTTGCTGTTTGCTTACCTACTTGACCACCACCTGCAGGTGTTGCAGAGTAGTCAGGCTTCCACATATCAAATCTTGGGTTAGCAACAGTGTCCCAGTTGTAACGACGGATTACCGTTCTTGCATATGCATTACCGATACGCTTTGCTGCAATGATCTCGTCATAAACACTAAGTTTTTCTGTCTGGTTGTCTAGAGGAAGAGGTGGAATCTCTTCAGTTGCATAACGGTAAACACCAGTAGAGGCAGTAACACCAGTTGTTGTACTTCCACCATCAGCAGTTTCTTGGATGGTAACTCCTAATGAAGGTGGAGTTGAAGTAGTATTTGGGAAAACGTCGGAAAGAAGAAGCGCGGTATCATTAACACCAGCAATAGTGGCACGGAATGCTGTGGATCCATAAGTACCGACATATATTTCGTTTCCTACGGTGAAGGTTCCTCCCGATTGTCCGTAGAGTTCTAGATATGCCTTCCACGGTTGGGGTCGTCCCACAAAGAAGTACATTCTAGTTCTTTCTGCGCTAGTATCTGTAGCGCCTTCAGTTAGCGATTCTAGGAATTGCTTCGCATTAAAAATTCTAAATTTATCTGAGATAATAGCAGCCATTGGTTTTCTTTTCCGACGTAGTGTTTGTGCCTGATTTATTTATACGTTTATTTAGTCAATTGTGAAAGGTACGATCTCCGCATCGACACCAATCTGATTATCACCCCTATACTGTACGCATCCAGTAAAGGTATTTGCGTTCTTACCCGTGTATTCTATGACACCCGTTTGACCAGGAACCGATACTTCAAAATCCTCATATGATATAGTATTTGCATCAGGATTTTGTTGCGCCGTAGGCGGAGCAAAGGTTCCTGAATACCTAGCAATATTGCTGACATGAACTCCATCTATGTATCCATGGAAGCAATCCAAACCAGTAGCTATATTACTACTACCAATCTGAATCATAGCATTTCCACCTACTGACCATGCATTTGAGTCAGCAGCCGCACCAGCAAGGGTATAATTTTGAGTATTAGCTTTAGATACTTTTTCTACACCATCAACATAAACTTTAATAGTACCGCTTTCACGAACAATCGCAAAATGAGTCCATACAGGGAGTAAATTTCCAATAGCAGTAAACGATTGATCTCCACCATTATAAAATGTCATATTACAAGTATTTGTCTGTTGTGTATTTTGCATGTATATTGAGAAACCAAATTGAGGCAAGAAGTATTGGAATACTCCTGTATTTTCCCATGCTGCACCTGTTAGAGCATTACCTCCATAGTAGAATAGTCCAGCAGAAGTAGTACCACCAATGTTAATGACTTCTCTATTAGCCCAGAACTCAATTGTGAAATCACCATCACCAAGTTCAGTATCAGTACCAACAGACGATAAGAAACTACCGTCACTAGTACCTGCAGTTTCATCAAGGAATACAGAAGTAGTACCAAATTTCTTATCAGCAGTAGTTTCTAAGTTAACAGTACCTCCACCATATACTTTCTGTTCCCATAGGAAACCAGTTGGTCCTGATACACCAAAACTCTGATGGAACAGGTAACCAGTATCAGGGAAGTTTACTGTACTATTGACTACAATATCTAAAGCATTCACTCCAGCAGTACCTAAAGGTTGTGTGGTAGCAGATATCGCTAATGGATTCTGGATAGAAGGTGTAGAAAGATTAAAGTAATCACCCGCTGTAGTGAAACTAGAATCTGCTCTTTCAACAAAATCGTTGATAGTGAGAGCAGGATATAGTCTCTGTAAACTTTCTAAAGTGAATCCAGAAACATTTGCTGCACCATCATCAAATGAAACATAGTCCCAAGATCCTAGAGTAGGACCAGCATTAGTCTTAGCATACTGACCAATGTATCCAGTATCTGCACCAGCAACAGAGTTGATTGGGTAAATGATAGTACCGTCACGTTGTGTAACAGGATATGTTTTTGGATCAAGTTCTACAAATCCATTGAGTCTTGTCTCTATAGGATCTGTTATGAATACAGTTTCTAGATAACCATCAATTGCTCCAGTAGGAGGTGGAATAATCAACAACTCCAATGCATCACGTTGAACAGAGATTTCAGTGATTACCTTCTGAATTTCTCCTGCAACGATAGTTATGTTATGCTTAGTTTCTTCAGTAGTAGCAGTGTATTCCGAAGGAACAGTCTTGATAGCTTCAACAGTTACACTCTTAAGTGAATCAACAACATCAATGATCTGAAGATCAGCTTCAATGTCTTTAGTTATTTGTTGAATTGTAATTAAAGGCTCTATCTGAACCTGTTGAGTTGCAACAGTTGCATTATATTGTAGAGTGCCTGGTGTTACATTAACAGCGAATGTTTCAAGTTTATAGTTAACTTGAGTTTCAAGCGCGGAAATAGAGTCTACTGCAATATCTTTGTTAACTCTAACTTCAATTTGCTGCTCAACACGGGCTTTCTTAACATCAGGTGTTATGACCTGTGTAGTTCTATTTCTGTCCTGTCCAGTCTCACTACCGCCTCCAAGACCGCTTGCTATACCTCCCATCTCAACGGTGGCCGCTTGAGACTCAACCATTGCAATACCACCGTATGCAACAGTTACGGAAGGATCAGGAATCTGTCTTAAATATGTGCCAGCATTCCAGTTCTTTTCAGTAGTTCCGTCTTGTGCTCTCTGTACACTAATGAAACGATCAGTACCCTTGCGGAGATATCTAACAACTTCATCACCAATAAGAAGATATCCATTGGATTTAAACTTGGAAGTGTCTGCAACATATGCAATAACATCTCCAATATCAAGAGGAACATTAAGGAACGCAGCATTTTCATACTGATTGACATTATCAAGAGAAGTGTTGTAGATTTCTGTCTGTACAGTAGTTGTAATAACCTTAGCAACATCCAAGTAGTAGACACTGGAACCACTTCTGATATCAATAATCTCACCCATATCAATGTAACCATTGATTTCAGTAAAGTTGTGGAATGTATTGATAACAGGTACATCCTCTTGTTGTGCTTCTGTAAGTTTAAGTAGAGGTGCAGTAATTCCTCCAGTTAGATCTTCACTTACTGCCTGATCTGCTGGCCATATATGAGCAGTAATATCTTTAACTTCGTCAACTGGACTTCTAAAGAAAATAGAAGATAGAGTATTGATACCAGAGACCTGATTTGCAAGTAGGTCAATGGTAGAACTCATATTTAAACTCAGTGCAACGACTGCGTTAATTTTCAAATCTATTAGAGATACACCAATATCATTCTCTTTTTCAACTTGATAACTTCTAGCAACAATAATCTTAGGTGCTTCAGTATATCCAGATCCACCATCAGTCAGGTCTACACTGAGAACTTGACCTTTGCTGACAATGACACGTGCTCTCGCACCACCACCTTGACCATTTGTAGGTATAAAGTTTAGTACAGGTGGTGTATAATACTGATATGCTGTAGGTTGAGTAATAGGATCATAACTACGCTGGTTCCAAGTTAGTTTGGTAACACTACCATTTTCAATAGTCGCAACAACTGAAAGACCTTCTCCTCTTGTTACACCATTATATGCTTCTACATTAACAAAACCATAATAAGAATTAGAAACCTGATTGCCAATTCTTCCTTCAGAAGTTTTTAATACAGCAGGAAGTTCCTTAATTCTTCTAAAATTATTTTCACCATCTACTTTAATCTTAGAATTGTTAGAAAGGTTAATGAATGGGTTCTTATAAGACTTTCTAATGACCGTTCCTCTCCATGCCTGATCATTACCTCTTATAGTCAATTCATTATTTTCATCTTTTTCATAGACAAGACTAGAGTTGCTAACATCAATATCCAATCCAATCTCATATTGATATTTTCTAGCAATACAGAAGTAAAGTGTTGAATCTTGTAATTCTGCCTGGTTACCACTTACCTCAAAGGTAATGTCTGCTTCACCACCACCTAGATCATCAACAAATAAGTTATTAACATTACCTATCCACATCTTTGTATTATCAGGTTTTAACTGATAACACTGAAGTGGATAACCCTTGAAAATATCTTGCCAAGTACCTTTAACAAACTCAGCAACATTAGATGTACATCTAAATGATGCCATTGCTTGTGCATAGTATAAATCTGGGTTGTAGTTATAAAGGTTTAGTATCTGCCCAACATCTCTACCATAGAGATATCTCATATCAACCTTCATCCTATCTAAGATTGGGAATTCAAATGAAATGTTTGGACCTGATATAGTATATGACTTACCATACTTCTGTAAAACACCATTAATGAAGACAAAGAGATTATCTTCAGATTCAATATTTTGTACTGTTTTATCTTCTAGATCTAAGATAAGGAAAGGACCACTTCTTTGATTATCAACAAGGTTTTGATCAACTGACAATCTCTTGTAATTACCAACACCAACGATAGCAACTTTTTCAACTGCAGTTGGTTCGCCTAATGTTTTAGCACCAGCATCTTGATCCCAAATAGGAGCAACATCAAAAACAATTCTGTTTGGAACAATTGTTCTATCAATATGGTATGCATCACCACCAGGATGTGTAGCAGTAAATTTGGTCTGTTGTAATACAGCATTGCTAGTTACAAAGAACCTTTCATCTTCTTCTGTAATAACTGGTGATCCATCTTCCCAAAGTAAATCAAACTCTTTGTTTACACCATCAATGAAATCTGGAATTGTCTTATCAACAGCAGTACCACCAATAACCTCACTTAGATTATCATGTAAACTATCAATAGCAGATACAACGTTGTTACACTCAATAAATGGTAGTTGATCATCACCAATAATATTATAATTGGAATATGTTGTTAATGGAGTCCAATTACCTACTTTATTACTATTCTCTTTTGTAATCTCAACAACACCAACACCTCTATTGAAGATATCTTCTATAATATCAATGTAAGCGTTAAGTGTAGTCTCAACTTCAACACAATATGGGAATTGACTATCAGCAGCAACAGTAGCATCAACAAATGGACTAATATTAGTGTAAGTACCAGCACCAAGAGTATTTCTCATTGCTTCGATCATAAGATCCTTAGCATAGTTAAATGCTGCAAGACTTTCATCCTTTTCATCACCAATACCAGTTAATAGTTCTCTATTAGGATAAGATGCCTTAGTCCAATAGAGTTGTGCCATCTCTACAATCTTCTCGTTACCACCATAACGAAGATGATAAACTATTCTATCAATAAGGAATCCAAGATCCCTCATGCACTTACCTTCATTCTCATTCCAAGGTACACTTGGGTATGTTGCTTGTGCCCAACCAACAGTTTCTTCTTTAATATACTCTTTATTACCAACAATGAGATTAGAAGCATCAACAAATGTACCAGTGTTGATTGCACTCAAATAGAAGGTAGCACTTTCAATACCAGAGAATGATAAAGGAATAATCAAGTCATCACCTGGTTGTACAGAGAATTGATCTCCTAGATCTACTCTACCAGTATTTGTAGGTAGGTTCAAATCTCCAGTTGTTGTTCCACTTAAACTAGTAATTCCATCTGGAGCACCACCAGCACCAATACCAGAGTTTTGTAGTGCAGGTGCAGATAGTGTGACACTTGTAGAACTGTCTATCGAAGCAATCTTAGTTCCTAATGCAAAACCACGACCAGAACTAACATGCATACCAACAACTAGTCTAGAGGAATCCTCAACAGTCATTGTTTTAGAACCAGTAATGTATTGAACTGATTGTAAAGATAGATCCCAGTTTCTAATAGCAAGGTTTGCTAGTTTCTTAGCATAATCAAAAATATCAATAGATTCAGTCTTGTAATCACTGATATACTTTGATTTCTTAAAGATCTCAGCATAATCAACTGTCTTTGTGTTTCCACCAAATCTAATGTCATGAGCATAAGCATCTAGTGCATATCCAAGGTCTATACTATAATCATCTAGTTTTGTACTCCAGTCTAGAGATGGATGCTTTTCTCTACCATAACCTACTGCTTCTTGAACAATAAACTTTTTATTTTGTTCAATTTGATTTGCAGCATCTATCCATAGACCTCCACGTTGGAAAATATTTCTTGCTTTCTTAAGGTATCTGTTATTGTACTGAGAATCCTTAAAGAAGAAAGTTCTACCAATAAAGGATACACCTTTATAAGGACTCTTTGCGTTAGTTGATTGACCAGTTAATTTCTCGTTATCACCTAGAGGTGGTTGTGTGAAATTGATCTTATCTCCAGATACAGTATATGATTTAAGTGGTTCTTGGATAATACCATCAAGAGTAACAAAACAACTTTCTGCATTAACAGGATTGAATGGATTATTATCCGTATCCCTTAGTTGGAATTGAGTTGTTCCTTGTAATCTTCCATCATTATCAAAGTATCCATCAAATGCATTCTTCATCCACCATGGTTGACCAGCATTAATAGTTGCATCATAATAACCAGCAGTCATGTTATAGATTCTAAACTCAAATGCCTGAGTCTCATTGAAGTTAAACTCTGATGTTGCAACAGAACCAGCACCTGTTCTTAGTTTGTAGTCATTAACAGATTGAATTGACTGAGTTGTTACTTGCTTAGTGCTTTCAACTGTAATCCTGTTCTTTGCAGGATCCCATAATTGAAGAATAGTAAAGGAATCAGATTTAGTCTGACCCTTTGGCATTTCAACTGGAGCATTAGTCTCAACATCAACCTGACCAAATAGTTGGAATCCAGCAGGGTGTGTAGTAGACTTAATAAGGTCTCTCCACTCTTCAATAGATGTTTTTGACTTAACAACATAAGAGTAGTCCTGATAGAAGTAACTATCAATCAATCTTTGGTTAGCAGCACCAAGTCTACCTCTATCAGAGTTGTAGTATCCTTGATTGTCAAAGAAAGTTGTAATATCTTCAGTAAAATTAGAAACAAATACTGATTTTACTTTTGCAGTTGATTTTGAGACAAATCCTTCTAAATCTATACCTTCTCTAAGAATACCATGAATATCTTTTAGTTTTACTAGGTTTGAACCTTTTCTAAATTCAGAAATCTTAGCAGATAAAACTTCAACACCATTTACTGTCTGTGTAACCTTTTCACCAGATTGGAATGTAAGGTCATCAGATACTATAATAGATGCAACAACTTGAGAAGTAAGATTAGATGATACAGTCTTATCTAAATGGTATGCACCACCATTTCTAACAATATTAACACTCTGTGGTACACCAATAGAAGAACTCATTGGGAACAGTTTAGTATCTGTCTCAATAATCTTGATCTTAGGTGCATAGGTATAGTTCTTACCAATACTTCTAATAGTAACAGAGAAGATCTTACCATTTCTCTGTACTACATTAAACAAGGCATCCTGCCCATCACCTTCTACAATAACAGCAGCAGGTTTAGAGAAATTAGAACCTAGGTTATCAAGTCTTACTGAAGTAATAGCACCAAGATTTGCATCATAAAGAACAGTTGCTTCTGCTCTAAATTCTGCTGATGGATCAGCACCAATAATCTCTGGGGTCTTCTTATAATTCTCACCAAAATTAGTTACGGCAATTTCATGAATTTTACCTGTTGCAAATTGACCTCTGGTAGTATACGAAATTTGCCCTGAGCCATCCCATAGTGGTTCTGTGGGTACATCATAAACAAATCTATTTGGGGTGACATATCCAAGTCTCTTTACACCCTGCAAAGGATCATTTGTAATTTTGAAGTATGAACCTTCAGCATTTACCTTATCATTCCTATCGAAATAGTAAAAGTATGTGAAATTCGTACCTACTTTATTAGTGTAGTCATTTTCTTCAATTCTAGGACCGAATCCAAACTTAACTTCAGTATATGATCCAACATTACCAGGTAATACATCACTTTCAAGTTTTTCTAGAGTTATGATATTAAAACTCTTACTAGGACTTATATCAAAATTAGTTCCCTGTAATGAAGTATGTGATGTATCAAACTTATACCTATAGAACTCTTGTAAATCTATATTTGGGTTTGGTACAAATGTACTATTGTCTTCTGAGAATTCAAATTTGAACTCTAAGTCAGACACAGACTCCATTGATACCAGTCTTTGTGGAGAAGAAGAATCAAAGAAGGTTGTACTATTGATAAGTTCATCAGCACTTATCTTATCAACATCATAATCATAGATTAAAGTAATTGTTTGAGTATCACGGTCATATGATTGAATAGTACCAGAACCTATTAAATTACTAATACTAAATCCAGCATCAAAATTATAAGTTGGTTTGTATAGAGTAACCAAACCATTATTGTAATGATCTACTCTTTCTGTTCCTTCTAATTCTCTTGTTACTGATAGATCGCTACCATTAATAGCAACAATTTGCATAATCTCACTACCAACCTGTATCTTATCATTTACAGCGAATCCTTTAGGATCTGCAACTCTAATAGCAGTAGAAGTACGAGATACACCAGAGTGGTCAACATACAGTGTCAACCTAGCAGTGCTCTGAGAAGCACCAGACCTTCCTAGTTCGTCATCATCTACTGAAAGGTAGTCTCCTCTCTGATAATCAGATCCACCATCAGATAGTTGAATATCTGATACAATACCTGCTGCAGAAACAGTGATATCTGCAGTTGCTGCTGTACCAGATCCACTAGTAAGAGGAACATTAGTATATGTGCCTTCAGTATAATCAGCACCACCATTAAGGATAGTAAATCTGCCAATACCATTATATGCAATGGTACTAGAATTACTTGGTTCTCTAATAATTGCAGTCTGATATAATCTTTTTCTTATATAATAGTCTTTAGTCTTAGTTGCATCATTAGGACGGATATCAATAGTTACTTCATCACCAATAGCAAGACCATGATTAACATCAGTCTCCATTAAAGCAACACTTTGATTTACATCAAATGGTTCTAGTCCATCACTCATTGATACAAGTGAAACTACCTTAGAACCAGATGTGTTGAATAGGTTGTTTGACTGGATGAAGTAATCATCATTAATTTCCCAAGTTCCAGTAAGAACCTTTATCTTAACAGTATTCTGCTTACTGGTGGACTCTAAAACTTCACCAGTTGCATATGGTGCATTAACACCATCAGTAAGTCTTAAAACTGCACCAATTGTATAGTTACTATCCTGATCTACAGTAATAGTGAAAGTTTTAATATCTGCAGAGAAAGTTCCTGTGTTATTGAATGTTCCAACAACATTACGAAGAACAATAACATTATCTCCCTTAACTGTACCAACAATACTACCAGAAGCACCAGAGGCTGGTTGTCTTAAAGTATCATCAGCAAATAGATATGCACTTTGTATGGTTGTTAACTTAACAACTCTGTTTTCTTTACATTCAAGGTATTGAACATTCTCACCAGTCACAGATGAGACTAATGCTTCTGCACTGTCACCTTCAGTTCCTGTGTTGTCAAAGTATAATTTGTTGTTAATAGAGAAATTATTATGTGAATCCTGAATCTCAATACTATCAAGAATACCTGAAGATACAGCACCAATTTCTGCAATTAGACCTTCACCATTACCTTGCATTCCAGCAACATTAAGTCTCTTTGATTTTTTAGGAATATCATCTTGACTTATATCGGAATTGTAGTTACTGTCTACAGGTAGTGAATAGAATTTATCTCCTACAACGTAGGGGAATTGCGGTACTTGATTGCTATTAACAGTAAGGAAATAAACATAAGTTCCCTCTGGAAATTCTGGGGTAACGCAAAATCGTCCATTGTTTTCATCCAGTGAACCAGTTCTATGACTATACTTATAATCATCAATAAATGAACCTAATGGGTAATCTGTTTCACTAGGACCAAGATCCCTGTCACCACGTAAAGAATAACTAGAAGTCATCCTTATAGGTGTTGATGTAGCATCTAGTGGATCACTATAACCAAATGGACCATATATGGGGTTACCATCATAAGCAAAACCAATGATAGGTGAGTGAGTCTTAATTGTTGGTTCTGAATCAGCACTGTCTAAGTTATCACCTAATTCAACTCTAAGTTTCTTAGGGTTTGCTAATTGAGCATAACCATTGGCCAATGAAAGGTTAGAGTTAGGAAAAAGGAAACCATACTGAGTATCCATAACTCCCTTATACTTCTCAAACCTGTTCTTTATCCATTCTTTAAGCAAAGGTGTTGCTTCTCCATCTGAACCAACTGGAATAATATCAACTTGAATATTTGCTTGTGAATAAAGTGTACCACCAGCAACTTTATTAATAGATGTAATCTGACCAGCAGTATTAACCTCAGTAGTATACTCAGCAAAACGTCCTTTACCTGCCAAGTCTACAATTCTAACTGTAGGAGGTGCTGAATAAAACTTACCAGGATCATCAAGAGTGATACTAGTAACTTCACCACCTGTAACAACAGCAGTTGCCTTACCACCTCTACCAGAGGTTACTTCTATTGATGGTGTCTGTGGAAAAATATCTGTGGTATCTACTTCAATACGATCAATAACATTACCAATAAGGAATGCATTTGCTCTACCAGCTAAACCATCAACTAATACAAAAGGAGGAACAGTATAGTTTCTTCCTTTATTATCAACTCTAATAGACTCAAGTACACCAAAGCGAATAGATTCAGAATCCTTGTAACCATATACAGGTACACCGTTTATAAGTATTCCAACATCTCTAGATGGTGTCTTATAGATCTCAGTAGTTGAGATTGGTCTCTTACGAAGGATTCTAAGTTGCTTCTGATCCTTAACTGCTTTATCAACTTCTAGAACATCTAGAATGTTATAAGAAGGATATGAGGAACTAGCAATGTAATAATATTGGTCATCTTCCAAAATAGCAGAAACATTGGTAGATACACCGCTGAGATCCGTTGCTATGACTGGGTTTGTAGAGACTGATACTGGTCCTAAATTATTAAGTTTCCATCTTACCTGATTCGTATTAATATCAATAATACGTGGATCTGCAGTTAGGAAACCAGGAACAGACTCCTGTACCTTATCACCAACAACTGAATATGGTTCACTAGTAGTAGGTGCTATATTATACACCATACCCAGTGTAAGTAATGTTACACCGTCACCAAGAATCAAAGAAGGTTTGTATACCTCTTTACCTGCTAGGAATGTTAATGGAAGTGAACCTCTCTTCTCAATAACAAACTGTGATATGTTCTTATCACTAAATTCAATAACCTCTTCACCAATAAGAACAGAACCAATATTGTCCCATCCTATAGTAGATGCAACATTGATTCTATCGCCTTGTGTAGCACCATCGGTTAATGAGGAAGTTAATTTTGTTTTGGTTGAGATATTAAACTCACCAGTTACAGTCTCTGGTGCAAGTACAATATTCCAAACTCTTTCACCATCAGCATTACTATCTTCAAATACGTTATCTACAGTTGCCTGAACAAAAGGATCAGTCTGATTAATTACTTTACCAACTAAACTCTTTGGATCACCAGAGATGACCTTAACCTTAAGTGAATAGATGTTAATCCAGTCAGACTCAGATGCCTTGTATGTAAAATCTCTTGGTTTGTATATTTCTGGTTTATCGTCAATATCCTTAGCAACAATAGTATTGAAGATAAACTTAATGGAAGAAGTAGTACCTTTTGACTTGTAGAACTTCTGAATGTTCTTAATAAGGGTTCTCTTGTCTACTTCACCCTTAAGATACTTCTCAGGGAATGATCCTAGGTACTGACTCTCAAAATTCTTTACAAATGCATAGAGGAAGAGGTTACTAACGTTATGTACCTTCTTACCTCCACTGTGTGCTGCTGCATCAGTGCTATTAAAGTCAGAAGACTCATATAGGTCTCCTAGGGAGGTATTACCACTAACACCCCTTACACACCCTTCTAGGGTAGTATCAGTGCGAGTGTCATAAAAGATTATTTCATCATCAATTTTAATATAACCATTCTGCTCAGGGAATGAAGAGGCATCCTCTAGAACAATGGTTGTGTCACTATCTGAAATATTAGATACTAGAACATCATTCTGCTTAAGAAGGTTCTGTTCATAGTAATCAATGTCTGCATACTTCTGGATATTACTGATTACATCTAGAGTACCGCCTTGTACCTCCTGAGCTTCATAATACTTCTGTATGAACTTACTAAAAAGTTCATACTCAGTAGTGATGAATTCTGGAAGTTGTGTCTCAATAAGAGTTGAAATTCTCTTTGTCTTGACGGTCATTTAACTACTCTTTATATGCAGTGAACGAGGAATTGGCAACGTCTACATCTAAGTAAACTTCACGGAGTGCCTTAACGTCTTTTGACCTAGGCTTTACTCTTACTGAAATACGATTATCAAAATATGATCCTAGGATGATTGTCATATCATATAGTTGAAGTTCACCTTTTTCATAATTAATATCCCCAACATTATCGTCTAGGACTACTTTTTCGCCAGTAGAAGAGTCTAGTCTATATAGGACAATTTTGCCATCTCTGTCTTCAATATAGACATCAAAATTAGGATACTCAGTGACCCTAAACTTAGTTGACGACAGGACAGGTTCATCACACTCTAAATCAAATGCATTCTGGAAACAAATCTCATAGTAGTATGTTGAGTTGAGTTGAGGATAGAAATCCTTTCTCATTGTAACATCAGTAAGGTTGGAGTTAATTGAACGATCTGTATCATCAATCACACCAGCAACTTTACTATGTCTGAACTTACCGTTGAACTTTTCTGTGTCAGAAGTGTCAAGGTATGACTGTACAGAACCAATAACCTTGTCTCTAATCTGTGCTGGTGTAGCATCTGTGATTAAACTATTGTAATAAACCTTGCTATTGAGTTCGATAATCAATATTGAAGGATCAACTATTACTGGTTCTACAGATGCAACAACATACTTCTTAAGATCTGCAATGATTTGCTTCTTAGTAACTGACGTTAAGTATGCTGCATCAGTTGGTTTCAATGAAATGAATACCTTACCATACATAGGTGGTTCTTGTTCTTCTCCACCAAATACAATAATGTCACTAGTAGCAGGATAGACATTACGTACAATGGCACCGTAATCATCAGCAGTTACTGCTCTATCCTGAGCACCGTAAGACTTAGGTGCATTAAATTTGATTTTTGATGTACTCTCTTGCTCTTCCCCTCCAGACGCTGCAATAACGTTTGTGATAGAAGTGGTAAATGAAGGTGGTGTAACCCCCTGAGGGTTCTCTAGGACACCACTAAAGACAAATGTACGTACACTGTTGGATGCAGGACCATTTGTTACAAGATATGATACCTCCATATTTGCTCCATTCTCTAATTTCTTACCTAGAGTGCCATCACCCATGATAATTTCATATCTGTCATCATCAATTTCATCAAGGAAGAAGACTTTTGAATTACCATCAACGTTCAAAATGTTATCTGCTACCAAATATGGTTCATTAAATGAACTACCAGTAGGAAATACTTTTACTTGAACTGTATTACTATCGATATTTGGGTTATCAAGAATGAATCTCTGATTCTTTGAAGCACCATTAATAGTATAAGTGTCTGTAATCAATGCACCTTCCTTAACAGGTACCTCAGTAAAACTTGCAACACCATTAGATACTTGCCCCTTTGCATCGTTTAAGGCAACGTATCTGTATAGAGTGTTATCATAATTTGCTACAAAACCAGTTCCTTTCTTCAGGAGGAGTTCTTTATCGTTTGTTGCTTGAGAATAATTTACATCAAAAGAGATATATGCTGTAGGTGCAGTCTTTGATTTGGGTCTGTACCCTAACTGCTTCGCAATCGCTACTACATTGTCCCTCAAGGTGGCAGAATCAATGAATAACTCATTGACTACCATATTAGTGTTAAACGCCGTATAATAGGTATTATAGGCAAGTGTGTCTATGATGGTGCTTAAAGCAGAACCTTCAAAGTCATAGTCACTAAAGTCCGACTGTGCTCTTAAGTAATCTTTAAGAGATGCTTTGATATCTTCAAAGTCTAAGTTGGCAACCTGTGTATAAGGCATTATCGTGTACGCTCTAAGAAGAATTCTACCGCCTCTGGTGTATCATCTCTTCCTACAATAGTAAAGAAGATCTCTACATTGTATCCATTGTTTAAATCATCAGGTTCAACTATTACATTATCAAGAGAGATTCTTGGTTCGTATCTGTTAATACAATCAATAACCTGTCCTCTGATTAAACCACCAGTAGCATAATCCAATGGTTCAAATAATGATTCTCTAATGCCAGACCCCAAATCAGGTTTGAATGGTCTTTCCCCTTTATTAGTCAGAAGCAAGGCAGTTATCGATTGAAAGATAGCTGCCTTATCTTTCACCTGTACTAGATCATCTGATACAGGATGTTTCTTAAACGTAATACTCAGATCTTTAAATGTCTGAAAGGAGGGCATCTAGACACAGCATTGGCTGTTTCTATTTATCACTAGTCATGAAAGCCTGGTATAAACTCACCTTCGCAATAATCTTCTTTGTCAAAGACTTCGCCTTCTTGTACGTCTTTTCTTTTTCCTTGCTTCCGCATATAGCGGTCACTCTGAACTTCAGTGATAAGAGTTTTACCACTTTTGATAAAGCCTTCTGACTTGTCCACTTTAATCACCATTGCTTTTTTAAGGGATGTACTATTTAATCATATTAACTAATGTCTTCTTAGCATCCGAACAGTCTTGCAAGACATGATCAAATGGAACCTCTACTGTTATCTCCATTGAAGTAGGAGTTAACTTAGTCATCTTTGCAGATGTACCATAGTTCTTTACATAAGAGTCAACTGCATCTTGATGATCATCATTCATATGATTACATATTCTTGCACTTGACTCTGGGGTGATAGGTTCACTCATCCTCTACCTTGACCACGATATACTTTACTCTTTCTATTACGAGAAGTCGCGGCATACTTCGTGTGCTTACCATTCCCTTGACGAGTCTTTTTTGGTTTTGACTCTATAAAGTCACCACCACTAATACCCACTCTTACTGTTTTTGCCATGTTTTAATCGATTTGACTCCAATATTATAGCACACAATCCCTTATCCTGCAAAAACGTTCCATGATCCACCTGCCATGGTGCCACCAGGTGTTAAAGAATCACCTAAACGCATTGCTCCAGTCCCATTTATTAGTACAGTTGAACTACCAACAGTAGCAACATCGCTATGAACGTCAGTTCCACAACTATGAGGTGTAAATGTATCTCCTACCTTATGTGCAAAACGTCCATTTATCTTTACATTAGGAGATGCTGACACACCAATGACAGGTGAATAGCATCCATGCCCTGTTGTCATGTCGCCTTGACGACTCATTCCCTTAAACGACATCTAAAAATCCCTTCTGTTGTTGTATGTAGTATGCTAATCTGGATCCATGGGGTGACCAATTGTTCTGAACCTCCATACTACCCTGAAATGTTGTTGTAAATGGTGGACAAGTGTGTGTTACAACAACACAAAAGTAATATTTCATGGTTTGAATGTAGGAAGGACGCCATTTTACCCATGTGGAACACTCACTTATAGAACTTTGTAAGAAATCTGTACCAGTTGTTGCTACATCACCCAAATTATCGGGCATAACATCGTCTAAAAGTATAGGAGTACCCGTTCCAGTAAACAAATCGTTACCAATTTCTTG